CCGCAAAGAAACAGCTTTGTCCACGGATACAGATAATGGCGAACCTATTTGACGCGGCGAATGCACCTGAAGGAGAGCCGAAGGAAGTTGTCGTCGGTGACTTCATTCAGTGGAAGCGCTCCGATCTAGTCGCAGACTACCCGCCTGCTAGCTACACGGCGACCTATGTTGCCCGCATCACTGGCGGTGGCTCTAATGAAATTCAGTTGGCGGGCACCAATCAGACGACGCATTACCTGTTTACGGTAACTAGCACCACGTCTGCGAATTTTGCGCCGGGCAAGTATCACTGGCAGTTGGAGATTGTGCAAAACTCCAGCGGAAACCGACTTGTGGTGGATATTGGCGACTTTGACGCCATCCCCGACATGGATGTCAACCAAGCCGACCCTCGCATTCATGCCGAAATCATGATCGACAAAATCCAGTCGATCCTTGAAGGCAAGGCTGACAGCGATGTGAGCAGCTACAGCATTGCTGGCCGCTCGCTGAACAAGATGACTTTTGCAGAATTGCAGGACGCCCGCGACCGCTACAAAGCCGAATTGGTGCAGCATGAAAACCGCGAGTTGCTGAAGCGTGGCAAAAGCAACGGCTCAACGAGAAAGGTGCGCTTCTGATGGGCCTTTTGGACTTCTTCAAGCGGCCATCGAAGCCTAAAGGCATTCAGCGCCGCAACTACGCCGCCGCAGCCCGTGGGCGGCTTTTCGCTGACTTTACGGGCAGCAACCGTAGTGCAGACAGTGAAATCCGGTGGGCGCTGAACGAACTTCGTAATCGTTCCCGCGATCTGGAGCGTAACAACGAATACTTCCGCCGCTACTTGCAGCTTCTCCGCACCAATGTTGTCGGTGAGTCTGGTTTCCGCCTGCAAGTGCGTGCGCGTGATGCAAGCCGCAATATTGACGTTCTCGGCAACCAGTTGATTGAGGATGCATGGGGCGAGTTCTCCCGCATCGGCAATGTTACCGTAGACGGCAAGATGAGTCTGATTGACGTGCAGAATCACGTTATTTCCGGCATGGCCCGCGATGGTGAAGTCTTCATCCGTATCGTTAAGGGTAAATTCCTGCGCTTCGGTATTGCTCTGCAAATCCTTGAGCCAGACCTGATCGACGAAGAGATGAATGAGCGTTACCGGAATGGTAACGATGTTCGCATGGGCGTCGAGTTGGACGAATACAAGCGCCCGGTGGCATATCACGTTCTGCTGAACCATCCCGGCGATTACGACTACACGACGCTGGCATCTGGCACGAAGCGTGTCCGCATTCCGGCGTCCGAGATTATGCACATCTTCCGCATGGAGCGTGCCGGGCAGACCCGTGGCGCGCCTTGGTCCACAGCGGCAATCTCTGCGTTGAAGATGTTGCACGGCTACCGCGAGGCTGAACTTGTGGCGGCGCGGACGGCAGCATCTAAGATGGGTTTCTTCACTTCGCCTGCGGGCGATGGCTTCATGGCTGACGGCTATGAGGGCGAAGGCGGAACTGGGGCACCGATCTACAACGCGGAGCCGGGGACGTTCCATCAACTTCCGGCTGGCGTTGAGTTTCAAGCGTTTGATCCGTCGCACCCGACCTCTGCCTATGCGGAGTTTGAGAAGTCTATTCTCCGCGGGATCGCGGGTGGTCTTGGCGTAAGCTACACCTCGCTTGCCAATGACCTCGAAGGCACCAGCTACTCGTCAATTCGGCAGGGCGCGCTGGAGGAGCGTGACTTCTACCGCACCTTGCAGCGGTTTATGGTCGAACACTTCCTTGATCCGCTTTATCGCGTTTGGCTGGATCACGTCATCCAGTTTGGCTACACGTCGATCACTGGCGCAGGCAAGTTCGAGAAATTCAGCCGTGAGTTTGTCTTCCGCCCGCGTGGCTTCCAGTGGGTTGACCCGCTGAAAGAGATGAACGCAGCGGTGGTCGGCTTGCAGAATGGCATCTTGAGCCACAGCGACATCGCGGCGTCTTATGGGCGTGATGCTGAAGAGACGTTCAAGCAGATTGAGCAAGACAAGCAGATGGCGTCTCAGTATGGCTTGAAGATGGCTTATGAGCCGTTTGGCGACAAGCAGCCCATACCTGCCGACATGGTG